TCCCCATCATGCTTTGAAACTGCGCGCCCATGAGTTCCAAAGTTTCGTGACCTGTCTTCACCTGATCCTTGAGCAACATGTATTCACGCGCCATGTCTTCAGCATCAAGGTCAATGGGCTCTTCCTGATCACCCAGTGAATAGACCATTGCGGCATCAGCACCACTGGTAAGGTCGTACCATTCGGGTTCGGACAGATGCAGTCGCCTATCGAAGTCAATGACGGCGTCTTCAATAGCCTTCACGGTTTTAGCATGCGGCGTCATCACCCAGATACGCATCTCGACGCCGCCGTACAGAACCATGAGCGCACCCCACTTGTACCCGGTACACATCATCTGTCCCTGCATCTGTAAGGGGCCGCGGTACAAAGCTGGGAAGTCTTCTGGCCGGTTGCGTGTCACCTTCGCCTCAAGAACGCCAAGGCCTTCCAATTTGATGCTGGTATCTCCGCACACATAAATGCCGCATTCTGGGTCATCCTTTATGATCTGGTCGTCGCCTTCACCTATACCGTCAAGGCTTGCCTCAAGTGGCAACGTCGGATGGATGGCAGGGATTGTAATGCCCAGCTTCCCCTTGATGCCTAGCCGTTCACAGCCTTCTTTGAGGACTGTCTCTTCAAGGCGATCCCCCCAGCCTGTGGCTTCATTGCCTTCCCAGGTATCCTCTTCACCGGCAATGTAACCGCGTATTTCTTTATAGACTTCATTGCGTGTCTGCCACGGGCTATGGCCCATGATTGCCGGCAACAAACTACATGATGCCTTTTTGTTATCTGTGATCTTACCAACCATTATTTGTTCTCCTTTTTCAATTTTAGATTTTCTTTTTACAAAACTCCCAGGATTGCCGCCGCCATAATTGTCCATGCGTATAAAGCAAAAAGTAGCCCTGCTAGGACTAATCCTTCGGCGATCATTATCAATATTTTCATTATTCTATTTTCCTTTATTGTTTGTGCCACATTTATTCCCCTTTTGTAAACGTTTAATTCTCGATCCGATCTATAATAGCCTTCACCTGTTGCGGATGCCATGAAGGCGCACCAAACACCGGCTTACGCTTGTCAATCTTAGCCTGACGCGACGGTGTCTCAATCTTGCGGTCGGTCAACTCGACGGCGATGGCGCGCATCGACGTAATGCCCAACTGTCGGCACCGCTCAATGACAGGATAAATTCGCTTGGCGTGGCTCATGGCATTGGCACTGACTTTTTCATACCCTTTAGCTTGAACAGACTGCCAATCCCTGGAACCTAATTTGGTCAGTTTTTCGCCTTTCTTGGTTTTATGATACCCATTTTTCTCAATGTGGGATTTCATTACAGCCTGTGCTGACGTGACACGCGCACTGATCATGTCACGCTCATAGCCGGCCAGCATGGCCAGCATTTGAATCTTCATCTTATCGCCACTAGAGAACATGTCAGGGGCATCAACGGCGATGAAGTCAATGTTGCTCTCTAACAACATATTTATAAAATATGGCGATCTTGACAACCGATCCAGCTTGGCAACGACTAGTTCGGCATTCTTACGAGCGCACAATGCCAGAGCCTCTTCCAGTTGTGGGCGGTCGTTTTTGGCACCACTTTCAATTTCGATATATTCGCCAATGATTTCACTTTCATCACCCTGAAGGAATTCAGAACACATCCTTCTTTGGGCTTCAATTCCCAGCCCATCTGCACCTTGTTTTGTTGTCGATGCGCGGAAGTACAAAACTTTCCTTTTCATTTCTCTCTCCTGTTGGTTTGACCAGACCCCCGAAGGGGTTTCGGCTTGCTCCCACAAGCCTCTTCAGTGGTCTTTAATGTCCATGCCCTACGGCTGTTTCATGTTTGGGCTGGCCGTCCCAAATATAAGCACTGGCAAAGCTGGTTATTTTAACCGCCAGTGTATCACCATAGAATGTTGGCCTCTTGGAGTAGATGCGACCAAACCTCTCACCAGGTAATGGTGCAACATAATCATACCCCTCTCCGGCCTCTGTAACTGTGCTACGCACATGTTGAATGTCGACCATAGCACCTCGTATCGCGACGACCTCATACCAATCAACGTTCGTTTGATCGTAACCCCAAGAGCTTTCTAGAATATCGCCAACTTTAAGGCCGTGAGGCTTTTTCTTATCGGCTTTCCTTTTCTCTTTTCTTTCAGCATGGGCGCGACGGCTGTCAACTAAATCTTGAATTTTACGATCGCGCTGTTCGGTATTCTTGAACTGGTAGTGCCAATCAGGCTTCTGAGCTTTTCCGTGAAATGCAATTGCACAGGGTGCATCTTTAACGTCATAGCCGTAAACGACGGCATCGTGATCCGTTCCAATGTCTATCTGAACGGCATCTTTTGGAATGTAAAACTCTCTTTTTAATGTGTTTCTCATTTTCTCTCTCCTTGTTTTCTTACCCCCGAAAGCCCCGCCACTCTATTGAGCCGGGGCCAAGGGGCGATACATCGCTAGGGTTACTTTAAAGATTCCTTGGCTCTCCATCGATGTAGATGTTTAATTCGTCGAATCCACAATCAGCAACAATTCTAACTGTTTCATCATTGTCAACTAAAATATCGCCAACTGACATGGAGTGAAGAGGCCTGTGACAACGGACCATTTTTACATCATCCTCGCTCCAACGATTCATAATTGTGAAAGCAAGCTCATGGTCATCAGTGTTGACAGTTGCGACGTGATGGTACTTGTCGATGTTAGCAACTGGATCGTATTTCCCTATGCCATAATGCATGGGAGATTCCGGGAACATATTTTCTAATTCATTTCGTTTCACCTGGTAGACCGCAATAGTTTTGCCTATGTAAGCCATTTTTCTCTCTCCTTGTTATTTGCTCGTTTTGTGTCCGTTGAAGCGAATATAGACTTCTGCTATAAGGGTGTCAAGAACTAAGTGAAGAGTTTTTGACATGAATACCAAGGCCCCATTTTACTGTCGAATTCGAGTGGAACTGCTGCGCGACTTGCGTAAGCTGGCAATGCTCGAAGACCGTACTATCACCAGTATCGTCGAGGCGGCACTTGAGGCTCATCTCCCTGCCCGGTTGGACAAGCATGGGGTTGAGCCCCAGCCACCGGCATGGCGTTCGTGGGGTCAAGTCTGATGGCGTGGAAGGGCAACAAGTATCGGGCCGTGAGGACTGAGGTCGACGGCATTATGTTCGACAGTAAGCGCGAAGCTGCCCGCTACATGGAACTGATGGTGCTTCAGAGGACCGGCCAGATTTCGCATCTGGAATTACAGCCAGAGTATCAGTGCATCATTAACGGCAAAAAGATCTGCACCTACCGCGGCGACTTTCGATATTTCAACGATCAAAACTCTGTTGTTGAGGACGTGAAGTCTTCTTATACGGCGAAGAATTCTACTTACAGATTAAAGAAGAAGCTGGTCGAGGCGTTGTACCCAGGCGTCACGATTCAAGAGGTTTATTAATATGGACATAACGCACCAACCAAGGAAGGGGCCACCCAGGCGAACAGGATGGGAAAACCAGAAGGAAACGACCGACCAATACCGGCGCGGCTGGGATGAAATTTTTAAGAAGGGGAAAGTAAAGTGTGCAAAAGATGTAACGGAAACGGAGAAATTGTCAGACCGAAACAAGTCAAAACCATGTTCATAAAGAGAGCAAAACGTACAGAAAATGGTGACATGTATGACTATGAAGATGAATTAGTTGAAGTGGCAGTGGGTGGAATTGATGCGTGTCCGATTTGTGCTAGAAGCGCTGAAATTGAGTATCAGGTTTCTTGAAGGGTGGCTTCGATGATGTGTCCTGAGTGTCATGGCACCGGCTGGGTTGAGCGGGTCAATTGGCACGGGCCGTATGAGGCTTTGTGTGAGAACTGCTACGAGAGCTTGGGAGAGGTGCCGGAAGAGGATGCTGTTTTTATCGATGAAAGTGATAAAGGAAATTCATTATGACAGAAACAAAAACACGGCACATACTTTATCGTATGTGGAATGCCGGAGAGGAACTTATCTACATTGGTATTTCTAAATCGGCAATAGTTCGATTAAGTGAACACCAACAAACAAAAGAATGGGCTACGGAAATCCATAACATAACTTTGGAGTATTTTGGTAGTAGAGAATCATGTAAACTTGCAGAAACTAAAGCAATCAAATCAGAAAAACCAAAGTATAACATAGCACATAATCAACAATATTTTGAGCCTCAGTATAATTTTAACACTCCCTTTCAAATTCCGAAAGAAGATTTGAAAGGTTTCAATGATCCCAGAGAAGAACATTTTGAAAGTTTCAGAATTATAATGTTGTACTTTTACGAGAGGTATGGAGAGTTTGATGGGTCGTGTCCTAACCACCCTTTCAACTATATAGACAGTGAAGAATGGGACACTTTAAGAATCTGGGTAACAGGGGACATACAACAGCGGCGAAGATGGGTTGAAAGAACATTATATAAAAGAAATGACGATATTAGAGACATGCGAGATTTGCGGCGATGAGCGCGAGGTCGGCCCTGGCGTTGTCCCCCTCGCAACAG